TGTAAAAGATACTGAAAATGGGTATATCTTTTATTTTCCTTCTTACAGTTCTGCTAACCAAGAGAATTATGTGTGTATTGATTATGCAGAGGCGGAATATATGCGAAAATTATTGACTTATCTGCATAAGAAAGGATAAAGATGACACTGGAACATTTGATCGTAGGAGCCACCGGAGTAGGCTACCTGATCGTGGGTGTGCTACAATGGAGCAAGGGAGAAATCTCTAACGGGATGATCTGGTGTGGATACGCATTTGCACAGGTCGGATTGTGGCTAAACTTAAAGTAAGGAAAGACATGCCTGATTGCACGATGTGTAACGACTACTCCTGTCCTGACTTTGAGAGATGCTACCGAGCACAGGCAAAGCCTAATCCGTATCGTCAAAGTTACTTCATGGAATCCCCTCGAAAGATGGATGGTTGTGATTATCTATCTCCTTTAACCACAGACGAAGAACTGTATGCGAATCGTTCTAGACATCGAGACAAACCTAGCACATGACAAGATTCATGTTGTTGTAACAAAAGACATTGACACTGGAGAAGTAAATCTATGGAAAGCAGCCGACAACCTGCGGGAGTATTTAAAGGACGTGTCGTTGATAGTCATGCACAACGGCATAAGTTTCGATGCACCAGTATTGAATCGCTTATGGAAGACGAAGATTCGTTTGAGTCAAGTGTTCGATACGTTGATAGTAAGCAGGCTACTCGATCCTTCACGAGAGAACGGGCACAGCCTCGAAGCGTGGGGACAGACTCTTGGATTTCCGAAGATTGACTATGCGAAAGTATGGTGCTGGCTGGGAGACACGGAAGTTCAGTGTCAAGAATGTGAGGGAACAGGTAAAAAGTTCTGGCATAGTGACGCCGAAGGAGATGCTTATGTATTGGTCGAAGAAGAGTGTTCTCATTGTTCCGGCAGAGGCTTTACAGTCCTTCAAGGAAGGCGTGAAGAGTATCCTGGTGAATGCTTCGATCTTCCTCATCACGGGCTTCTTGATGAGTATTGCGTACGTGATGTGGAAGTAACTGCTAAACTGTATCTCAAACTGGTCAATGACTTTAATGAGAAACAGTTTAGTCTGGAGTCATTGGAACTTGAACATCGTGTTGCAGCTATCATTGCTGAACAAGAAAGGAATGGGTTTAAACTTGACCAAATCTATGCAACCTGCTTACTTACTGACATCAAGTCAAAAGTGGCAGCAATATATGAGCGAATGCAAGAACGATGGCCTCCAGTCATCACCCCTAAGTTCCACAAAACACATGGAAGACCTATCAAGGACAGCGTGGTTACTTTCAACCCCAGAAGTAGACAACAAATCGGAGAAAAGCTGAAGGAGCTTGGATGGAAACCTAAGGAGTTCACCGAGACGGGTATTCCTAAGATTGACGAGACTGTGTTAGCAGGCATCAAGATTCCAGAGGCTCAGGTCATTGCTGAGTATCTGATGCTGAACAAGCGTATCAGTCAGATCGAGTCATGGATGGAAGCTGTAGGCGAGGATGGCAGGGTTCATGGGAAAGTTATTACCAACGGCGCGGTCACCGGCAGGATGACTCACTCTAGTCCTAACATGGCTCAGATTCCTAATGCAGGTAGCATCTATGGGCCTGAGTGCCGTGAATGCTGGACTGTTGAAGAAGGTAATGTGTTGGTAGGTTGCGATGCTTCAGGTCTGGAGCTTCGTATGTTGGCTCACTATATGAAGGATAATGATTATGTCAGAACTGTCTGTGAGGGATCATCTAAAGATGGAACGGATGTTCATACAGTTAACCAAAGAGCAGCGGGACTCGCTTCTAGAGATAATGCAAAGACATTCATCTATGCCTTTCTCTACGGAGCTGGCGATGCAAAGATTGGAAGTATCGTTGGAGGAACTGCTAAAGTTGGTAAAGAACTTAAATCAAAGTTTCTGCGACAAACACCATCACTTGCAAGGCTCATCGAAAGAGTCGGAAAGCAAGCCTCAAAAGGGTGGGTTCCCGGACTTGATGGGAGACGTATTTGGGTTCGCTCAGAACACGCTGCCCTCAATTCGCTCCTCCAAGGAGCAGGGGCAATCGTGATGAAGAAGGCTCTAGTGATCTTTGATGACAAACGGAAGGCTAATAAGTGGCCTGTGAAGTATGTCGCTAATGTTCACGATGAGTTTCAGATGGAGTGCCCTAAGGAAATCGCTGAAGAAGTAGGCAAAGCTGCTAGAATGTCAATCATCGAGGCAGGAGAGCACTTCAAACTTCGGTGTCCTCTAGACGGTGAATATAAGATTGGTGCAAACTGGAGACAGACTCACTGATAAAATAAATTGTAACAGTGCTTGACTTAGTATCAAAAGCTGATATAATAATGTGCAAGACGCGAGTGTGGTGAAATTGGTAAACACAGCAGACTTAAAATCTGCCGCCGAAAGGTTTGAGGGATCGAAGCCCTCCACTCGCACCAACCCCGACAGTCTGGAAAGACAGACATTCTCATAACATTTAAAGGAAATTCAAATGGACAACAAACCTGTCAAAGTCTCTGGTCAACTCTTCTGGGCTAACTGGATGAAAGAGTTCAATACCAAGTTCAATGAAGACAACACCAAGTATGAATGCACCCTCGGTATGCTCTCGGACAAGGCTTGTGAGGCTCTTAAAGGCCTTGGTATTGTGATCAAGAACAAAGACACAATGGGTAACTACATTGTCGGTAAGTCCAAGTTTGTGTTTGAACCTGTGGACGAACAAGGCAATCCTGTTGACATTGGTCAGATTGGTAACGGCACTAAGGTGACTGCTTTGGTTGGCTCTTATCGACACAAGATGTCAGCTAAGTATGGTGCTGCTCCTTCGATTGGTAAGATCATCGTGACTGACTTGGTTGTCTACGGTGAAGACGCTGAAGGCGACGATGACGACATCCTGTAAATAAAGCTTGACATTCTTTCTCCAATGTGGTCTAATATTGTTTTATTTATATTGTATTGGAGATGAGATGAAAACTGAACGTAAGATTACTAAACGGGACGATAAAGGACGAGTGTTAGAGTTTGTGTTTCTCGTGGACGGAAAAGAAGTTCCAGAAGGACATAAATATTGTAATGCTTGTTGCACTATAAAAGAAGTTTCACTTTTTTCTGCATATGGAAATTCTTGTAAAGAATGTGCTAATGCTAAAGCTAGGGCTTTTTATAGCAAAGCTAAACAAGATTCTGAATGGGTTAAGGAAAGAAATGAAAAGACTGCCCGTGACGGTATTGAAAAGAAACAAAGGGCTGTAGATTATTTAGGAGGTAAGTGTCAAGACTGCGGTGGGAAGTTTCCATTGCCTGTGTATGACTTTCATCACCTAGACCCTACAGAAAAAGAACATAACTTAGGAAATATCTTGCGTCGAAAGAATTTTTCTGAAATTGAGAAAGAACTATCAAAGTGTGTTCTTCTCTGCGCGAATTGCCATCGCATCCGTCACTTTGAAGGAGGTAAAAATGAAGTCAAATGATCCTAAGATTGCGCTAGTGGACGCTGATTTCCTTTAGCTGGTCTACCGTATTGGATTCAGTACGGAGGATGAGCCAGTAGGCATCGCCAAGGCACGATTAACGGAGTGGTTAGAAGACTTTATCTACGTGAATCTCAAGGCTGATCATTATCTAGCTTGGATCACAGGTAAATCTAACTACCGTTATGACATTGCCAAGACAGTCCCTTATAAAGGCAACCGTAAAGATGTATTGAGGCCTAAGCACTACGAAGCCCTGCGGGAGCATCTAGTCAAGCGCCATGGTGCTATCATTACAGTTGGCGAAGAAGCTGATGATGCCGTAGCCATTGACTCCACAAAACTCTTGAATGAGTGTTGGATTGTTCATGTAGATAAGGATCTTGATCAGCTTCAAGGATGGCATTACAATCCTGTTCGAGATGAAAGATACTATGTCGATGAGTTTACAGCGTATAAGTCGTTTGCAACGCAACTTCTCACTGGAGATAGGATTGACAATATCCCATGCTTGGCGGGAATTGGCCCTAAGAAGGCTGCTAAAGCTCTCCAAGACGCGAAGACTAAAGAAGAGTTACTCCAAGCTGCGTGGGCTAAGTATGAAGAATATGGACATACGATGGAATATTTTACAGAACAGGCCCAACTACTTTGGTTGAGACGTTATGAAGGAGAAATATGGCAACCGCCAAACAAGTTGCAATCAAGTACGGGTTCAGATCAGGCCTTGAAGAGCGAGTAGCGGAACAGTTGGATAAGTTAGGGATTGAGTACACATACGAGAAGGTTAAGCTGAAATACATTAAACCAGCTTCCTCTCATGTGTACACTCCTGACTTCCAGCTTCCAAACGGGATCATTGTGGAGACTAAGGGGCGCTTCTTAGCTCCTGATCGTCAAAAGCATTTGTTGGTTAAGAAACATAATCCTGAACTCGATATTCGGTTTGTCTTTAGCAATTCTAATGCACGTATAAGCAAAGCGTCTAAGACTACGTATGCTATGTGGTGCAGGAAAAATGGCTATAAGTTTGCTGATAAAACTATCCCTGAGGAGTGGATCAATGAATGTTGAATTTATTAAAGACAATGAGGATGGTTCTGCTAGCTTTACGTTTGACCTGACTTCGGAAGAAGCAGAATCACTCCTGCGCTTAGGTATCTTGGAAGCGTTAAAAGCAGGGATTCGTGAAGGAGAGAAATTGAAAATTGAGGGTGAAGATGTCTAAAGTATCATTGGTTTGCTATTCCGTCCCTGCACCGGGACTTGTTGAGAAAGGTATCAAAGATGCTCAAGATCTTCTTGCGTACATGGCCCGTGTCTCTAATCCAGACAATCAGTATGCCACCGAGTCTGGCCCGAAGCTATTGAAGTATCTGATCAACAATAAGCACTGGTCACCTCTGGAGATGGTGCATTTGTCATTGGAGATTGAGACTACTCGTGACATTGCTCGTCAGATCTTGCGTCACCGTAGCTTCAGCTTCCAAGAGTTCTCTCAGCGATATGCTGCTGTGCAAGGATTTGAATTGTCAGAAGTACGCTTGCAGGATGTTCGTAATCGACAAAACAGCATTGAAGTCGGAGACTCTGATCTGCACCATTGGTGGTTCCAAGCTCAAAAGCGTGTACGTGATGATGCTGAATTGATGTACAATATGTCATTGGCTAAAGGAGTCGCTAAGGAGCAAGCTCGAAAGCTATTGCCTGAAGGACTGACAATGAGCCGTATGTACATGGCAGGTAATCTGCGTAGTTGGCTTCACTACGTGGATATTCGCTGTGATAAGGCTACGCAGAAGGAACATCGAGAGGTAGCGGAACAGGTTAAGCTGATCGTTTGTGAACAGTTCCCTGCTGTTAAAGAATTGTTTTATGCAAAGGAATTGAACAATGCGTATTGAACAGGTTGAAGACTTGCTGGATGAGTTTGACTTTGATAAGGTCAAGAAGGTAATGGACTGTCTTGAGTGGGTCTATTTTGGTAGCCCTGACAAACAAGTGACTATCGGTGAGATTCGACGTCAGGCTCGGCGCTTACTGGAGATTGCCTACTTTGCTGATCCAAGCCCTGAATACATGACAGGCTGTGGTGGCTTTGAAGTGACTCGTTATATGTACCCCGGGGATACCACAAAGTATCTTACTTTATCCTTTGTTGTCGCTAATTGGAGTAACCCTGTATGTTGATTGAAGAGTATCAAGAACTAGCGTTTAAGACAGCGCTAGAGACTGCTAAGAACCCTGCTTACATGGTATCTAACCTTACCTCTGAAGCTGGCGAAGTTGCAGGTAAGTATGCCAAGTGGATTCGAGATGGTATCTTGGATGAAGAAGGTATGCAAAAGGAAGTTGGTGATGTGTTGTGGCAGATTGCAGGTCTGTCTACAGTGATGGGTTGGAGTTTAGCTGATTTGGCAAGTAAGAACTTGCAGAAGCTGGCACAACGACAAGTGAACAATACTTTGAAAGGATCTGGCGATGAACGTTGATAATACTATCTATGGTTTTACCTACCGTGATTGTGACGGTAAGCAGTATAAACAAGAAGTAACTGTCGATGAAGTTACTTGGCCTGAAGTATTGAATGACTTTGTTAGTTTCATTGAAGGTATTTATGGTTATGATATTAAGTCTTCTATCCGTATCAAAGAGCCTAAATATTGCCTTAATGAACAAGCATGGCATGGTGAATACTTTACTAAGGATGAAGACTGATGAGGATTTTGGTAATCCCTGACTGTCAAGTCAAAGAAGGAGTACCACTAGAGCATCTTGAATGGGCAGGGAAGGCTATCTGTGAGTATCGACCAGATGTTGTAGTAAACATTGGTGACTTTGCAGATATGCCTTCACTGTCCACCCATGATGTGAAGGGTTCTAAATACTTTGAAGGTCTACGCTACAAGAAGGATATTGAGGTGACTAAGGAGGCTATGAAGAAGCTTCTGAAGCCTTTGCGTGACCTTCAGAGTAAGCAGAAGAAGAACAAGGAAAAGGTTTACAAGCCTCGTATGGTACTGACTCTGGGAAACCATGAGAACCGTATCGACCGAGCTGTAAACAACAACCCTACACTTGAAGGATTGATCAGTGTTAATGATCTCTGTTATGACAAAGATTGGGAAGTTCACAGCTTCTTACATCCTGTCTTTATCAATGGTGTTGGCTTTAATCACTATTGGCCTGTCGGTGTTATGGGGCGTCCAGCAGGGACTGCTAGTGCTCTGGTCAATAAGCTTCATATGTCTGTCGTGGCTGGTCATCAACAAGGAAAGCAGATTGCCTACGGTAAGCGTGCTGATGGGAAACCTATTTGCGGTATCATCGCTGGTAGTTATTATCTACACGATGAGTCGTACATGGACAAACTATCTAACCGTCACTGGCGCGGCTTGGTTGTTTTGAATGATGTTAAAGATGGGGGCTTCGATGAGATGCTTCTGTCAATTGAATACTTGCAAAGGAAGTATGATGGTAAACAAGTGTGACCAGTGCTTCTATGCACTAATGGACAAATCTCTGGAGGCTCCTTGTGTGACCTGCCGAGGGTATTCTAACTTTGTGAAAGGAACAGTCTATATGACTCATCCAAGTCATGCAGCACAGCCGTTAAAGGAAGCTATTGATGATTGGTTTAAGTATCCTACTGGCGTGGAAACTGAAGACTTCTGGGTGTCGTATAAAGGCATCACACATGATCCAGTAGACAAACCTAAACACTATATGCTGTTCGAAGATCAAGGTATTGAAGTTCGGGATGTCATTGAGAAGCTGGTGTATAAAATTGATACAGCAAAGCGTCAGGATGACTATCCTCAAGGGTATTCTATGCCCATGTTTGAGGCAGACTATGTACAGATGATGCAATACTTGATGCGCTTCATGGACAAGAACGGTCAAGAGGACTTGAAGAAAGCCCGATGGTATCTGGATAAGCTGATTGACAGTTATGAATCTGACTTTTGAAGAACTTAAAGAGAAGCTTCAACGTGTAGACGAAGTGACGCTGCTGGAACTGCTAGAGATTCGCAGTGATGACATCGTAGAGCGCTTTGAAGACTTTATTGAAGAACAACAAGATAAACTAATGCGGGAGATTGAATGAGAAATCTATTGACAAAGAAGACAGCTTACACCTTCGACTATCCAGAGGCTTTGGCCTTTGCTGATAAACAGAATGGTGTGTTCTGGACTTTTGATGAGATTGACTTGGAGAAGGATGTTCATAGCATTTTGACTGACTTTACTCCTGCTGAACGTCATGGTGTTACTACTGCACTCAAGCTCTTCACGAAGTACGAACGTATTGTTGGTGATGAGTATTGGTCTGGTACTGTTAAACCTAACTTCCAGCATCCTGATATTGGCCTGATGGCTGATGCCTTTTGCTACTTTGAAAGTAATGTCCATGCTCGCTTTTATAACCGCATCAATGAACTACTTGGATTGGCTACTGAAGAGTTTCACCAATCTTGGCAGTATGATCCTGTATTGGCTAGCCGTGTCGGGTACTTGGATGCTATTGCTGGTAGTCGTGATATTCCCCTTTCCTTGGCAGTCTTCTCCATGATGGAAGGTTGTATCCTGTACTCTAGCTTTGCTTTCCTGAAGCACTTCCAGAGTAACGGTAAGAACAAGCTGAGTAATCTTGTGGCAGGTATCAACTTCTCCGTTCGAGATGAGAATATCCACCACGAAGCAGGTGCTTGGTTGTTCCGTACCTACATGGATGAGAACAAGCTGGATAAGACATGGATGAAAGCACGAGTTGAGCAAGCTGCTAAGGCACTGGTTGAACATGAGCACCGTATCGTTGATCTGTTGTTCTCCCACGGAGACATTGAAGGTATCAACGCTACAGCTATGAAGGCTTTTGTGAATGCACGAGCTAACGTATGCCTGAACAATCTGGGCTTTGACAGTATCTTTGATGAAACTGGTGATACAATCTCTGAATGGTTCTACTTGGGCATTAGCACCAGTACCATCCATGACTTCTTTGCCAAGGTTGGCAATCAGTATAACCGTAAGTGGAACGAGAAAGGTTTTGTATGGTGAGCACACCAGTGTTGGACAACAAGTATGAGTTTCTGAGCGCAGAGCGTAAACGGCTGCAACAACAAGGCCTTCTGCCTAACTGGTATCAAACCGGGGGATGGGGCCTGTTCAAAAGTAAGTACATGGAAGGTTCTACGAGCTTTAATCATCGAGTAGCTCAAATTGCAGCCACAGCAGCTAAACACGCCCCTAAAGATGGAGTTGATTGGAATGAAAAGTTCTTTGAAGTTATCTGGAAAGGCTGGCTCAGTCCTTCAACGCCTACGCTGGCTAATCTGGGCACCAATAAGGGTATGCCTGTCGCTTGCAGTGGGCAGTATATTGGCGATTCTGTTGCTGACTTCTATGGTGAGCTACTTGATACCGCTGTCCTTACTAAGAATGGCTTTGGCACTAGCGGCTACTTGGGGGACATTCGACCACGGGGTTCACAGATCGGGACTGGAGGCACAGCTTCGGGAGTTTTACCAGTCTTTCAAACCTATGTAGATGCGATGAAGCGAGTCACACAAGGTGTTGCTCGTCGAGGTGCTTGGGCAGGTTATCTTCCTATTGATCATCCTGACTTTCACGAGTTGGCTGATTGGGTGAAGAATAATCCTGACGATGCTAACGTAGGTTGGACGATCAGTGCTGAGTTTATGGATTCTTTGGACTCTGGTCATCCAGAGGCTATTGAGCGTTATCAGAAGGCGCTGAAGCTGAAGATGCTGACAGGCAAGGGTTATTTCTTGTTTACCGATAAGGTTGCTGAAGCCCGTCCTGAGATGTATAAGGCTCATGGCTTGGATGTTAAGGCTTCCAATCTGTGTACAGAGATCATGCTGCACAGTGGTGAAGAAGAGACATTCACTTGTATCTTGGCTAGTATGAACTTGGAGAAGTATGATGAGTGGAAAGACACGGATGCTGTATTTACTGCGACAGTATTTCTTGATTGTGTTACTAGTGAGTTCTTGTCGATGGCTGCTGGCAAAAGAGGCTTTGAAAAGGCAGTGGCGAGTACTGAAAAGAGTCGTGCGCTAGGTCTTGGTGTTCTTGGTTGGCACTCACTGCTGCATAAGCGTAAGTTGCCCTTTGAGAGCTTCCAAGCTCAGAAACTTAATGTGGAGATCTTTAATGAACTTAACCGTCAGTCCGGGTCAGCTTCGCGATATTTGGCGGACAAGCTTGGAGAACCGGAGTATTGCAAAGGATATGGAGTCCGAAATACACACCGTCTTGCTGTCGCTCCCACCATGTCAACAAGCCAGCTCATGGGAGGGGTATCACAAGGCATTGAGCCTTTTATTGGAAATGTGTTTGTCCAACAAGGAGCCGGAGGAGAAACTATTCGAGTAGTTCCTGAGCTGCTGGAGATCATGAAGCGTGAAGGTGTGTACAGTCGTGAGACATTGCTTGAGATTGCAAGTCATGACGGCTCTATTCAGCACGTATCGTGGATGACTCCAGAGGAGAAGCAGGTGTTTTTGACGGCTTTTGAAATTGACCAATATGCTATTTTGCGACAAGCGTCCGATAGACAGCAATATATTTGTCAAGGACAATCAATTAATCTATTCTTCGGTGCTGAAGACCCTGAAGAATATATTAGTGCCGTGCATAAGGCCGCTTTCAAAGACCCTCGTATCTTAAGTCTGTATTACATTCGTACCAAGGCAGGGGTCAGTGCCAGTAGTGGTGAATGTGTTGCCTGTCACGCTTAACTAAGGAGAAGTAGAATGGAGCCTGTTGTAAAGTTTTGTCCTGTGTGCGCGGAAGAAAAAGATAGTACTTCCTTCAACAAGAACAAAAGCAGATATGACGGGCTTCAGTCTGTCTGTAAAGAGTGCCAAAAAAGTAGAGATAAGACATATAGGAAAGAAAACCCAGCTCAGAAGACTCTGGATAACATCAGGCAGAGGTCTAAAAAGGCTGGTATTCCTTGTGACTTAGAAATTGAGGATATTGTAAAAGTAACAATATGTCCTGTTTTCAATATCAAACTTGAAAGAAGTAACAAAGGATTTTCACAGACGAGCCCTTCTGTGGATCGGATAGACCCAAAAAGGGGATATACTAAAGATAATATTCA